AGCACCGAAGAAAATCACGGTGGACCTTGGGCGCGAAGCTAGAGCCAACCAAGACGCCATAAAGATGGGCCTTCGCACCATGCGCGAGGATGCCGGCGAACGCGGGCACGATTGGCAGGACATGCGCGACCAAGTTGAACGCGAAGCCAGCGACCTGTTAGAGCGCGCCAAGCGCTTGGCCGACGACTACAGCGTGAGCATGGAAACCGCCTTGCACCTTTTAAGCCAACGCACACCAAACCCAGTTTTTAATAATGAAAGCGAAATTGACGCATAAGTTGGCCAACGAGCCATGGGCCATTCGCCCAGAATACCACTCCACGCTCGTGGAGGCCGCGCGTGCGTATCACTACGAGGAAGACGAAGACGGCGGCCCTTATGAGCCACCCACGCCGGAGGAAGTCGACGGCATTGCCATCATCCACATTCATGGCCCCCTGGGCAAAATGCTAACCGATTGGGAATTGATGTTCGGAATGACCGATTACGACGACATTGCCACCCAATTGGCCGAGGCAGATGCCAACCCAAACGTGACCGCCATTTTGCTGCATATCGACTCACCTGGCGGCACCATCACCGGCTTGCCCGAGCTTGCAGCCAAGATGCGCGCCGTTGAAAAGCCGCTTGTAGCTTACACCGAAGGCACTGCCGCAAGCGCGGCCTATTGGATAGCCAGCCAAGCCGACAATGTGCTTTTGAGCCAAAGCGCCGAGGTTGGCAGCGTGGGCGTTTATATCGCCTTGCTTGACCAAAGCGAATATTTGCGCAACCAGGGCCTGCGCGTCAACGCCATCGCCGCCGGTGAAAACAAGCTTGATTATGCGGATTTTAAGCCATTGAGCGACGAAGCGCGCGAGCGCCTGCAAGCAAACGTCAACAAGTGGCACGACCGCTTTAAAGACGACATCAACGTCAAGCGCACTGTGCCAGAGGCATCAACCACCGGCCAAGTATACGAGGGACTTTCTGCAGTTGAGGCGGGCCTTGCAGACGGGGTGATTGACGACCTTCAAGACGTGATTGCGCTGATGACCAACCTTTAACAATTCATAACAAAACACCATGAAAACCATCCTTGATTTAGTCAAAGCCAACGTGGAGCTCTCCAGCCTTTCCGGCAAATTGGAAGAAGCCACCGAGGCCAACAAAACCTTGCAGGCAGAAATCGAAGGCGCGGCAGCAAGCCACGCCGACGAGGTTGCCAAGCTTGGCGCACAACACGCCGAGGACATCGAAGCACTCGAGCAAAAAGTCAAATTGCTTGAGGAGACGAATTTACTTCTTGAGGAGGCACAGCAGAGCGCCGCCGACAAAGCCGTTGAAATCGCGGCAAGCGTAGGCGTTGAAGCCCCAGTTGAGGAAGCCACCGAAGAGCCGGCACCCGAGGCATCTATGGAAACCCTTTGGCAGCAATACAACGCCATCGAGGACCGCCAAGAGCGCCGCGCTTTCTACCTTAAAAACATCAAAGAAAGACTCTAAAAAATGGCCAACACACTTGGGGGCATTAACATTGCCCAAATTGCCGAGCAATCGCTCGATTATCTATCCACACAGTTTCATCCGCTGCGCGCTTTTGCTCGCGATTTTTCGACCGACATCAGCGGCGCCGGCGAATCTGTAACCACCCGCGTGCCTTCCAGCATGACCGCCGTGGACTTGTCCAGCGGTTACACCGCGCAGGATGTCACGTCCACCGCCGTCACCGTGACCTTGAACAAATTCAAGGGGCACAGTGCTGCTTACACCGACATGGAGGTTTCCAAGGCCGGCAACTTTGATTGGTTGTCCAGCGTATTCTTGGCGCCCGCTCTGGAGGTCACCCTTGACGCCGTAATGGACGACTTGCTTGCGCTAGTTTTAAACGCTAACTACAGCGCAAACGAGGTCATCACTGCCGCCAACTTTGACGTGGACGAAGTGGCAGATTTGGCCGCCGACCTTAGCACCTCCAAGGTGCCCAAGAGCGAGCGCGCTTTGATTCTGCCGCCTTCTTACTACGCCAGCATTCAAAAAGATGCTATCGTGCAAGACGCTTCTAGCTACGGCACCCCAGCCGGCGTGCAAGAAAATGCTGCGCAGCGCGTGCATGGTTTTAACCTCTACGAATACACCGGCATTCCAACCAACAGCGAAAACCTTGCAGCCATTGCGCTGCATCCTTCCGCCCTGTGTTTGGCTGCCCGCCAGCCTGCCGCACCTACCGACGGAAGCGTTGATGTTGCGGACATCCAAGACCCCACCACCGGCCTGCCTATCCAGTTGCGAACCTGGTATGACAACACCGCCGGCAAGCATTACTTGTCCATGGGTGTGCTTTACGGTGTTGCCGTTGGAAACGGTGCCGCATTGAAGCGCATCAAATCTGCTTAATAATATGGCAAACACTATCCAGGGAGTTCACCTTGAGGCTGTCAGTGAGCAAATGCTTGATTTGCTTTCTGATAACTTCTTTGCGTTCTCTCTGGTTAGTCGCAACTTCTCAACCGAAGTCAGGGAGCGCGGCGACCGCACAGTGACCCGCGTTCCCTCTTCGGTCACAGTTAAAGATTTGTCTGCTGGCTACAGCGCCAGTGATGTGACAAGCACAGCAATCGAAATTGCCTTATCTAGCTTTAAAGGCTTTTCGATGTCATTTACCGACTTTGAGATTTCAAAACTTAAAAGCCCGACCATTTTAGAGCGCACCTTTTTGCGCCCTGCAATAGATGCCACCGCGCGCGCTGTCTCTGATGATTTGCTTGGCCTTATTACGCCCGCCGCTTTCAGCGCCTCCCAAGTCAGGACTGCCGCCAATTTCGACAGTGATGACCTGGCAGACGCCGCCAGCACATTGACCACCAATGGGTGCCCACGGTCGCTGAGAACCGCGATGCTTAACCCGTCTTACACAGCAAGCCTGTCTAAAGACGGCGCCATCATTGACGCCAGTGCCTACGGCACAGCGCAACCAATCCAGGAGGGCGAGCTTTCAAGCATCCATGGATTTGGTGTTGCCGAATACCAAGACATACCGACCGGCAACAACCTGCAAGGATTTTACTGCCACCCGTCCGCGCTATGCATTGCAGCGCGCCAGGTAAGCCGCCCGACTTATGGCAATGTGGAAGTCATCGACAACATTGAGCCGCGAACGGGTTTGCCATTTCAGACAAGAAAATTTTATCGCCCAACCGAGGGCAAGTGGTATCTCACCGTTGGCATTCTCTACGGGTGCAGCGTGGGTAACCAAAACGCTTTAATTCGCATTACAGACCAATAACACCATCATGATATTTAAAACTTCATTTACCGTTGGCTTTTTGCCTGATGGCTCGCCCGAGCTCATTGCCATGGGCGACCCTGACACATGCAAAGCCGCATTCATTGCAGAGCGGGAAAACCCGTCCGGCAAGTATGCCGGCGTTAGCGTTTACCGGAAACCACCTTATTGGAAGCGCGCAGACCTACCGCTCGCGCTGCCAAAAGCCAAAGCCAAAGCCGCCAAGAAAAAGGCATCCGCCTGATTCGCCTGTTGTTTGTTCGTTAGGTCACCACACCCAACCCAGGCGCGGCGGGGCAACCTTCCCGCCTGGGTTTTTTAATTAATGGCCAACAACAGAATCATAAATACGCGCAATGGCTGGTTGTATGAAACAGCCGCGCACGATACGCCAACCACTTTCACGGCGATTGGTGAAGGCGGCACGTTTGGCGCTGGGAACGTCATTATTCGCGTCACCGCTGATAGTGCGCAATTTGACGCGCTTGCCTACACTGTGCAACGCACTAACGAAAGCGGCGATTATGAAGACGCCTACAACATAAGTTTAAACGTGCCAGATGGAAGCGGCACAACGCGCACTGATTGCTTCCATAGCGTGGCGCATAGCCACCCAACGCCGCACACCAATTTTCAAGAGCAATACATTATTGACCAGGGGCACCACCGCTCGCGCTTGCTCTATGAACAACAGGTAGAGATTGAGCGCCTGGCCGGCGGGTTGCTTGATTATCACGGCAACGTGTTGCGATGCGTTGAGAGCGGTAACACCGAGACCAAGGAGCTCGAAGAAGGCGGCATATTGGAAGGCTACGACCTGACATTGACCACCAACCGGAAGCAATGGGCCGACTTAGGTATCAAGCCGATTGTGGGCGCCACGCTGACCAAAGGCGGCAAGCGTTACAAAATCCAGCAACTGTTGACCAATGACGCAAGCTTCGAGCTTGGGTTGATGAAAAAGCAATGATTCCAGGCACTAGGACAACATTTAAAATGGATGTCAAAGATTTCAACAAAACGCTTACGCAATACAGCGTTCTTTCAAGCAAGAGTTTTGTTGAGATTGTCCACAACCGCGCGGCAAATGTGATTTACAAAACCCTTGTCCGCATACCTAAAAACGCGCCTGGTCGTATTCGTTCCGAGCTTTTGGCACCGTCGCGCATTAATGCAAGCGCGCCTCTTGGGTCAATAATCATTAATTGGAATCGTGGAGGGATGGGTAAGAAGGGGCTAAACAACGCGCCAATGCGCAAGGCAATGCGCCGAATGCTGATGTATAGAAGCAAGGGCAGCAATTACGGGCGCGAAGCTTGGTATGGTGCGCTCAGGGATTTAAAGACTTACACAATCATGAAGCGCCGGCCCCCAACGCAAAAGAAAGCGTTTAAGCTGAAAGGCAAGGCAATACCAGAACGCCGGCGCAACCCAGTGAACCCAGTTTGCACAATTGTTCACGGCAACAGCAAAAGCGCTTCCATTCCTTATCTCAAAAACGCGCTGCGCGGTGGCATACAAGCAGACAAGGCAGACATGATGGTCTACATCAGGCGAAAAATGGGCCAAGACTGGAACAAAACCAAGCGATGAGCTACCGCAAGCAAACAGAGGCAGCCTTTAAATCATACCTGGCCGGCAAGGTTGGCGTGCCTGTTTACGCTGGCACATCTGACACCATCAAAGCCATGCCTTGCGTTGTGGCGACCTATGTCGGCGGCAGCCAAAACCCGCCGCACGCTGGCAACCTGGATGTGACGATGAGCGTGAGCATCCAAAGCGAGATTGACGAGGAAGGCCAACCCAATGCGCTGGAAGTGCACGACGAGCTTTTAAGCGCCATCGAGGAAGCGCTTTTTGAGCCGGAAATTTTAGACATTAACAGCGCAACAGATTTCCACCTTTTTGGTGTCACAGAGCAAAGCGGCATTGAGCGCGACACCGAGGGCACTATTTTGCGCGAAACAATCACCATTACGGCGCCGTGTGCGCTGGGAAACTTTTAACAATTAAAGAAAGACAAATATCATGGCACTTTTAAACAGAGGCACGCCGGTCACATACGGCACAAATGACATAAGCAGCAATAACAGCACAGGAGTTGTGACGCTGCGCATTGTTGACGATTCAGTCAGCCCCGAAGTCGTTAAGTTCAGCGGTGAAATGTATGCAAGCGAAGTGCGCCTTTCGCTAGAAGCCGACAACAATCAAGCGCTTTCCAGCAACGGGGAAGTTGTGAGCCATTGCACCTACAACCAGCGCAAGGTTCTAAATCTTACCGGCATCATATTGGCAAACGCAACCGCATCATCCACACCAAGCGGCACCGACGAAAACATTGCAAAAGCCAACAGCATGTTTGCGGCTCAGTTCACCGCTGGAATGCGCTTAGATGTCAATTATGCGGACTGGAGCGAAGTGAATTCGGCAAATTCAGATTCGGGCCTAATTTCACAGCATAACGATGCGCACACAACCGGCGGCCTTGGCAACTTCACAATTACAAGCGCTGAAAAGACGCGCAGCAACAACGCTTTCGCCGAGTGGACAATCTCAGCAATTGAATACTTAAACGTTGTTCACACTAACACCACCGCCGGCAACAGCGACGACAGCAGCAACTAATGTCTGACACCTGGGCAGCAACTTGCGCGCCTGGCCACCACTACGTGGCCGGCGTTAAGTTGCGCCCTTTGACATACGGCCACGCGCTTTTGATGGAGCGCCTTGGATTGTTTGAAGTGCTGACACGGTTGGACTTTCACGCCTTTGTTGGCATCTGTTCGCGCGATTATTTAAGCGCATCCAAGTGGCTTGGTTGGTTTTTGTCACCGATTGGGCAATGGTGGTATGCACGCAAGCGCCTTCCAGGGCGTTACAATGAGGTAATGCAGGCCGCTCTTGATTACTTGGAAGCCAACCGGCGCACGCCTGAGACGATGAGCGCCGACAACAACCACGCCACCGGCGCCAAGTATGGCACACCTGGGTTGCAAATCATGCGCACCATTGCGTTGGAGCGCCTTAATTATTCGCCCGACACAATCAATGACGCGCCTTTTGGGCAATTGTATTGGGACATTCTAAGCAGCAACGAATTGAATGGCGGCAGCCGCATTCTTGAGGGCGAGCTTGCGCGCGGATTGGAACAACTTAAAGCCATGCAAGCAAAACGGGAGGAAGCAAGCGCATGAATCTAAAAGCAAAGGTTGGCCTAGACACGACCGGCTTTGATGCTGGCTTGAAGCGCATGAAGGCCAAAGCCGGCACTTTTATGGCTCAACAAGCCAGAGGCATGGGAGGCGCTGCAATGGGCGGCATATCAAGGGGCGGTCTTATGGGCGGCCTAATGGGAATTCCTATTGTGGGCGGCATCATGCGCAAACTTGTGACCGGCCCAATGGACGAAGGTGCCAGGATACGCGACGAAGCCGCCAAGATGGGCGTTGCTGTTGAAACTTTTCAGCATCTTGATTACGCAGCGCGTCAAAGCGGCGGCAGCATTGAAGACATGGGCAAGGCGTTCAAGGCGCTTGCTGTGCGTCAACTGGATGCCAAGCAAGGCAACAAGCAATATCTTGAATCGTTTCAACGCTACGGCATTACGCTTGATGAGTTGCAAAGCAAAAACCCCG